ATTTGGTACTCTATCTATATTTTCATATGATATGAAGTTTGTATTACTTATCTGATCAGCATATTCTTTTATTTCATCTAAAGTATCACCAAAAGAAGATAATAGTTTTTCTAAATTCTCATCATTGTCACCATAAAATAATATTTGTGGTAGAAGAGTTTTAAGTTTAGCATTTCTCGTAATGTATTTTTCAGCTGTTAAAGATAATAAATCTGAACTAGAAGAATTAGGATCAAATAATGAACCAGAAGTTTGTTCTTCTAATTCTATATTTTCTTCTTCAAATAAATGAGTTTCTGCCGATAGTGAAGTAACTAAGTCTGACTGTGTTCCTGTTATATTACAATAAGAATCTCTTACTATATGTATTAAAGGTATAGTTTCGCCTTTGTGATTTGTAGCAGAAGCTGTTATTGTTCCTGATATTGATAATTTTTCTAATAACCAATTTTCGTATCCAGAAGCTTCTCTTCTCCATTTATCTACAGCATAAATATTTTCGGCACATAAAGAAGAATAAAATGATCCCGACAAACCTATTGGATAACTTGTTTCTATTTTGTTTAATGCATTTCTAAATTTTCTAACTGCATCACCAAAATAAACATGATTAGAAAATAAATTATAGTTAGTAAGAGGTCGTGTATCAACACTATCTCCAGTGATAGTAATATTAGCTAAATCTGCGCTAGTAGACCCTTGCGCAGATAATGATTGAATTATATCACTGAAAGATTTACCTTGAAGCATTAATTATCTCTCTTTGAAGTTTCTAAGAATTTCTTTGCTACTCTTTCTATTTCTTTTGATAACATTACTACTTCATTTTTTTTATCAATTTTTCTTCTTTTCATCTTCTTCAGGCTCTGGAGCTGTTTTATAAGATTTCACTATTCTAAAATTAAGAGCTTTTCTACCATTTACGGTTAATTCACCATGTTTATCATAAGCTATATCTTTAACAAGCACTTCTTTATTTCTATATCTTCCTGTTAAAATTCTATCTCCGATATTAAGATTTAAAATTACTCTTTCTGCTAATAGAGATAATTTAGGTAATGCCATTATTGTTCTCCGATTAAACTACTTTGAAATACCACTCGTCTTGTCTATCAAAAACAATTGTTTCACCTCTTACATTAAATTTAAATACTATTTTATATTGTTGATCTATATAGAGATTATTTGTGTTAATAGTGAAGAAATTTCCATTTGAATCATATGACAATGGTACTTCACTTTGTTCTATTAAGTCACTATCAAGTTCTCTAATTTCATAGCTACCATCTACTATTGTAAAATTACTAATAGCTGTAGTAGCTGCTGTAAGTGGAGTTAAAGTTAGTGATTCATCTTTAACATGCATTCTTATTCTTACTTCATTACCTTTTTCATATTCTTGTTTCAAATTTTTAAGAGTTACTCTATACCTTGATGTAACATAATTGTCAAAACCTGAAGTAGGATTAGTAGTTGAAAAATTGAATGTATAAGTTGAACTCGGAGAAGCACTTAAAGTCCAAACATCTCTAAAAGCTGAATAGATTGAAGCACTGAGTGGTAATGTGAAGTTGCATCTATAAACACCTTTTTCTTTTCTTTCAGCTGATAGACTAGTTTGTATAGCGCTCCATGAAGATCCTGTCAGACCTGATATAGAAATATATCCTGGAAAATCTCCTGTTGAATTTAGATCTTGAAGATATCCTCTCTTGATATTATAGAAAAATAGATTAGCTGTAGTATCAAATTCAACAGCATTTCTATCATCTTTTATAGAACCATCCCATTCTAATTGTATATATGGCTTTTTATGAGTATTAGTTTCTCTACCAAAAAACTTTTTGTAGTATATATTAAGAGCTGAATTAGATCCAGTTTTAGCTTCTTGAGCTGTGCTCATTTTAAGAATTACACCATAATTAGAACTAGCTCCGTTAAGCCAATCATTAAACAATGTAGTAATGTTTAGTTTAAGATCTTCTTCTCCATGATTAAAGTGCATAGTAGCTGAACTTGCATCTACTTGATACGTTCCGCCTGTAGTAGACCAGGGAACAGTAGATTGTGCTGAAACTGCATTTGCATAACCTGTTTCTGTAAGTGTATCTAAATCTAACCCAGAACCTTCGTCCCAAGTTTGAGTTAAAGGATACATTTCTATATCAAAAGATTCAGCTTGCTCGTCACCATGCGGAGCATTAAACATATAAAGATAAGCTGAAACAGATGAATTTGATCTTGGATCAGGATAAGTTTTAGAAACTATATTTGAAGTTAATGAAGATAATCCAAATCTAACAAGTATTCTAGAAAATAACTTCTTATTCTGAACATCATCAAATATATTTTGTAATTGCAATATTGGAGCTAAACCCACGTTAGATGTAAGAGACTGCTCAAATATGCTTGTATCTTGATCTGCAAAAGCTCTTGCTCTACTCATTCTATAGCTCCTACAATGTCGTGCTGCAAATATTTTACTTCGTATATAGTATCTTTAGGAAAATACAATATACCTTTTCTTGTATTACCTGTCATATCAAATATATTTGAAGAATATGTTCTATTATTTATAGTTCCATATAGATTAATAAATTCTAATTTAGGAACAGCTATAATACTGTCTAATGCATTTAACATAGATATCAGTTGAGATTTAACTATATAAGCTCCTAAATTAGAATTCTTTATGCTAAATTCGTTTTGTAAAAGATATATAGCTTTTAATAGAGCTTCATTATTGTTTACATTGTTTGCTGGAACTATAGAAAAATCTATTCCTATATTAACTATTTTAGCATCTGTTATTCGTATAGTATCTGAAATAGTTTTGAAATGTCTTAAATATGTTTCTATATTATTCTTCAATATGTTACTAGTAGTAGTTAATTTACCATAAGAATCAATAGAAACTACAATTAATTCAATACCTAAATTATTAGTTTGATCTTTTCTTGCGTATGATCTAAAAACAGAACCAAATTTACTTGGCATTGTCATTGATCTTACTTGATAATCAGATAATGTTACGCATCTTCCTTGAGTAGCAAATTCAGCGGAAGCATTATGTCTGATTTCATTAAATGTTTCAGCATCTTTGCCACCGGCGGCTGGAGTGTCATTAGTTACTTTTATAGATTTTTCAATATCATTTCTTATCCCAGAATATTCTTGTAAATATAAAGCAAAATTTTTATAACTAAATAAGATATTTGTAAATGCATTTAAAACATTTGCTCCAACATTTGTATCTACTCCACCTCCCACTCTATACTTAATAGTAAGATCAGTGTTTCTTGGAGCTAATCCTAATGATCGAGTAGATAAGAAACTATCTGAACTTATAAGAGAGGGACTAAATCCAGAAGGACTTCCTCTTAAATTATGAGGCTGAACATAGTCTTCAGGGTTAGGAATGAATTCACTATCTTCATAATCATATGTTCCTGGTCCAAATGTAAGTGAAGTTAGTCTTCCTACTTCTCTTTCTATTATGTATCTTCTGGGAATCTTTTTCATTTTCAAGATAAATGGAATATCTCCAGAAGAAGATGATGTATTTTCTTCTCCAACAAATACAGCATCTTGTGCTAAATGATCTACTTGATACCATTCACTATTATCTGATCCTGTAATTGAAACTATTTCAGTAATATCTGAATCAGGTAACTTAATTTTTAAGAATTTTGAAGCTTCACCAATAGAAACTCTAAATGTTTTTTGTATCCCTGCTATAGCCGATACACCACTTTTTGACATAGATAATGTAGAATCAGATAAACTAATTACTCTATTTGTATCTGAAGAAAAATCAACATCTTCTAATATTTCAAAAGTAGTATTAACATTATATCTAGATCTTACTCTTGATCCCTTTAGTATTTTGAACATGCTCTCTGCAGATATAGAATTATTTACATCGGCTGAAATAGATAATGAAACTATTGCTGGAGTAGGTACTTTAGGATTATATCCCAGTTGTTTCGCATTAGCTATAATATTTTTCTCTTCTACAGCTCTATTAATAAATGATTCATTAACTTGTCTATCAATATAAAATGACATCATATCTCCAATATATGCCATTAGATCTAATAGAGCCATGCCTCCTGACGCTTCATTAAAATCTGACCAAGAATCAGGATAGTTTTGTTTTACAAAAGATATTAAATCAGATTTTATTGAATCAAAATCTTTTGAAGTATATCTAATATCTCTTACTTTCTTTTGTTCACTAAGTGTAGGCAAATTAAATCTCCATTACCCAAGCGTAAGCGATATTGAATCGCCAATATTTTCTATATCTTCTAATACATAACTCATTTTAATTTTAATTTGACTAATTTCTAATTCAGGATTATCTTCATATGTTTCTATAACTAAATTAGTAAGTTTTACTTGTGACATATATTTTTGTAATGCTTGAATAATTTCTTCTCTAACTCTTGGAACTATTTCTGATTTATCTACATTGTCAAATAATATTCCTGATATTGTAGATAGATTGGTGCCAATATCAGGATTAATAACTCTTTCACCTTTTGTAGTTAATAGAAGAATTTTTATATTTTCTGTAATTGCTTTTATAGTAGTTTGATTTCCTTCAAAATATCCTCTATCAAATTTTCTCAAAGGAAATTTAAAGTTAATATACTTTGGCATGTTTAAATCTCAATTAAGAAAATGATACTTACTAAGTATTTCATTATTTTCTACTACTTGTTTAATCTCATCTAATATTTTAGATGATTCTTCTACTTTTATATCATTATTTTCTGTTACTAAAGTAGTACTTTTAGGTTGTTCTACATAAACTTCTCTTCCATCTATAATAGTTCTAAGAGATGTAGCTGGAACAGAGTGGACATGTTTGTTAATAATATTTTGAATTTCTAAAAGTTTATTATT